TATTAGCTAGTCAAGTTCAATTTGCGTAAAGGAGGATAAATGCCTATATTAGCAACGTTCGGAGCAGCTTCAGCCAGAGGTTATGGCTGTGGCATAGCTGGTGGTGGTGGTGAAGCAGCGGGAAGTTGGTTTGCTTCTGACTCACAAAACTTACAAGCATCTTATCAACCCGTTGGGTATTCAACGGTAACGGTTGAAATTATAGGTGTTAATGGTTCAAATGTTTATACACCAAATTCCAATAGAGGTTGGAACCCTAGTGATGTAATCTTTAATCAACCACAAGCAAACAATGGTTTTACACCTGGTTGTGGCCCGGGACAATTAGTAGGTAAAGCATCTAAAGTTGTGCATACTAGTATGGATCCTACAGATCTAGCTTTTAGAACTCCAGATGGTTCGACACAAGCAGGTGCTGCTAAGTACGCTTGGCGTTCTGGTACTGCGGCTAATGTTTATTCTGGATCAGAAGCTACTCGCGCCAATCAAGTAAATTATTCTGGCGCTCCGGGAGGATGCGCTACGGTTGCTTACAACGCAGCTGGTAATAGTGTTCATCTTTCTGCTGGTGGTGGTGGTGCTTCTGGTAGACCAGATAGAGGGCAAACCTATTATAATTATAGTAACATTTATCATTATTGTAGAGCAAGTGATGCGGATGCAGCTTTAGCTACAGACAATAATGTATTTGGTGGTGGTCGTGTAATCACAAATAATAATGGTACTAATGGAGAAAGTAATAGTGGTGGTCGTTGTTACTATACTTCTGGTGGTTCTGGTGGTGGAGAAAATGGTGGTGGTCCTGCAAACAACACAGGTAATTATGGTGGTCACTCTGGCTCAAGTAAATCAACGGGTGGTACTTTGACAGCTGGTACTTATCACGATACTACAGTAGGACAAAATTCAAACGTTGGGTATGCCAAAGTGTCATGGAGTTAATGGAGGAAAGGCATGGGATTTGATCCAAATAGACTTAAATATGATGAGTTTTTTAATTATGATGTAGAAAAAGATAAGAAGTATCCATTGAAACCAAATGGGTATAGAGATTATCCAGATGACTTTTGGGTAAATTCTATGGCGCCTCGGTCATGGGTAGGTAATCCAGTAGGAGCAAAAAAAGATAAAGAAAAATATAAAAAACAATGGAAACATGTACCCGGTCCTAAATGGGTAAGATACATGGATGGTAGATTTACTGCGGAATATGTAGATCCAGTAATAAATTTTCATGGACATATCTTGGATGAAAATACTTATGATAGTAAACTATGGGAGCTAGGTATACTTAGAGTGGTTCCTTTTAATTTTGATAAATACAAACATGTATATCACAAAGCCTATCGAATGGATCCTCGTTACAGACTAGCAGGAGATGGTAGCCCAAACGCAATAGAATTTTTTGAAGTTCACGAGTTTGGTAGAGAAGAAATTATGCACAGCAAAAAAGATAATTTAGATTTTTGTAAAGATATGATTTGGGCGGAAGGTTTTGAATTTGGTAACAGACACTATGACTTGAAGTTTAGAAACATTGCTTACATATCTTTGCTTGGGCTAAGAGCAAGTCACAATGATATACCAGAAGATTTTGAGTGGTATGATTCTTCGGGCAGGACAGTAACAATGAATGAAGAAACTATGGTGAAGTTTTGTAAACACGTAACAGATTATGTTCGCAAAGTTGAATCAAATGCTATACAATATTTAAATCATTTAGATACAATAGAAGATCTCGTACAATTAGCAAACATAAGGTTAGAACCAGATGACTTACTTCAATGACAAATTAGATTTTACGGACGAAGCAGATGGACTTACTGAACAGAACGTAGGATCCAAAGGAACAGGTATTTCTAAAACGGTACTAAATGACAGAGCTACGTTTTTTAATAGTATTGCATCTTTAGTTAGTGGTAAAAAAGTTCTTGATGTAGGTTGCAACAATGGAAGATGGATGAGTTGGCTATTAGATCAAAACGCAAGTCACGTTGTTGGTATTGATTCTGATAGTGGTGTCATTGGTGTTGCTAATACTAATTTACAAAAATACTTTGCTACTTCCAAATATACTTTAGCGATTTCTAAGTGGGAAGATTATACAGCACCTGCTGATATTGATGTAGTTTTTTGTGCAGGCATGATCCATCTTGGAACTACTCAATCCACACTTATAACAAAACTAGCTAGTTTTGGAGATAAACTTATTCTTGAAGGACCTGTATGTACCTCTGCTGATTCTGTAGAAAGAACTAATCCAGATTCTGGAGTAGGTAATTGGTATGCAAAAACTAAAGTTCCTACTATAAATAATATAAAATCTTATTTAGATAGTTCGTATAGTAGTCTTACTTGGAAAAATCCAAGCTCTTATTCTTCTAATTGGGCAGGTAATATTCTAGTAACCGCAGACGTATGAAGCCAGTAATTTTATTTAGTCTTCCACGAAGTGGATCCACCATTTTGTGTGGGTTGTTGAGTCAACATGACGATTTTAAAGTTATAGAAGGATCTTTGTCGATTGGTATTTCAAATGCTATACGAAATGTATTTTATAATAATGCAAAGTCATTGGCTACTAACCAACAAAAAGAATGTTTAAAAGTATTAAAAGGATCTTTGCATTCTTATTTATATTCACACAATCAATTTGTGTTTGATAAGAATAGAGAGTGGCTTTTTTATTTGGACATGGCAGATCAAGTTTTTGATGACTATAAAGTTGTAGTTTTGGTTCGTGATCCTGTAGAATGTGTTGCTTCTTTCTTACGTCTGAAAGAAAAAGAACCAATTACTTATACAGCATACGAAACTGATTTAGTAAAACAAGAACTTTATCCTACTACATTAGGATTGGTTGAAGAGTTTATGAGTTACAAAGGAGCCATAGGTAGAACGTATACTGCTTTGTATGAAGCATCTGTAATCCAACAAAGAGCTAAAGACTTTTTGTTTATAGATTATCATAAACTTTGTGCTAACCCACAAAAAGAATTAAATAAACTTTGTGACTACATAGGAGCTAGTGCTTTTAATTTTCAAACAAACAACATTCAAAATGCAAATAAACAACTTGATCGACACTATGGAATGTACGATACTATGCACACTATTGAAAAAGAAATGCGATCTGGAAGAACTGACTTAGGCAGAGTAGAACCTTTCGCAAACAATTTAAGAGAACGTTACAACATATTCTGGGAGGAATGGATATAATGGATATAATAGCTAGAAGTTTAATGATAGGTAAATTTGACCCAACACCAGTAAAGGAGTTTCTTGAAAGTTTACCACCCGAAGATTGGGGGGAATTTACACAAAGACAAGACCAGTTTGATGCGCACAAAGCAACAAACACTATTGCTGCTATCTTTCCAGATAGAAGTAATTATCCTCATCTAAACATGCACCAGTATAAACATACAGAAAAATTAATGGAATGGGTAAAACCCATTGGTGATGCTTTCTGCGAAAAGTATTTAGATAAACCTTTTGTTTGCACTACTGCAATTTTTGTTAAGTTAGCACCAAATAGTAATATTGCTAACCATAGTGATTCTCACCCTTACTTTGGAGTTACGCATAGAATACATTGGTGTATAGATGGAGATTATGACAACATGCACTTTATGATTGCTGGTCAAAAAGTAGATATGTATGAAGGGGATGCAATAGAAATCAACAATAGATTACCACATTCAGTAGCATATACTGGAGAAATACCAAGGATAAATGGTATCATAGATTACATGGAAGTTCCATCTCAAAAGGAAAAACCTAAAGATGATATCCCAAAGGTGTTGTAGGCAGTATTGCTCTATCATACATTTTAGAGTATGATACGTGTGCATATAGGAGATGATCTATGCCTTTACAAAAACTTCAATTTAAACCCGGTGTTAATAAAGAAACTACTTCTTATACAAACGAGGGTGGTTGGTTTGATGTAGACAAAGTTAGGTTTAGATTCGGTCTGCCAGAAAAAATTGGTGGTTGGTTAAAAAAATCTACTACCTCGTTCCTTGGAACTTGTCGTGCATTACATCCTTGGGTTTCTTTAAACCTTGATAAATTTATTGGTCTTGGTTGTGATGCAAAGTATTACATTGAACAATCTGGTGTATACTATGACATTACTCCAATAAGAACTAACGCTGCAACGGGTATAACTTTTGCTGCAGTAAATGGTTCTTCTGTACTTACTGTTACTCATACAGGTCATGGTGCAGTACAAGGTGATTTTGTTATCTATAGCTCTGTAACTACTGCAGGTGGGTTAGGTGGTCAAATAACTAAAGCTATTCTTCAACAAGAATATAAAATAGATGAGGTAGTAAACGCAAACTCTTACACGATTAGAGCAAGAACTGTACAAGATCTAAGTGATATATCTGTAAATGGAGTATATACTCCTACTGAGGTTAATGCAGATGGTTCTGATTCTGGTAATGGTGGTGGTACAACTGGACAATATCAAGTCAATAGTGGAATAGATACTGTAGTTCTTAGTAATGGTTGGGGAGTTGGAACATGGGGTAGAGCAGGATGGGGTGAAGCTGCAACTATTAACCTAGCTACTGACACTTTAAGAATTTGGTCACATGATAACTTTGGTGAAGATCTTCTTATGAATATAAGAAATGGTAATATTTACTATTGGGATGCAACCAATGGTACAGGTACTAGGGCAGTAGCATTAAGTAGTTTGGCAGGTTCCATTAGCGCACCTACTATAGCAAAACAGATTATGGTATCTGATAAAGATAGACATATTATAGCTTTTGGTTGTGATACAGAAGCTAATCCCGGAGTACAAGATCCTTTGTCTATTAGGTTCTCGAGCCAAGAATCTCTAACTGATTGGGCAGCAACTGCAACCAATACAGCAGGTGAATTAAGACTTGGTTCTGGTTCTGAGATCATTACAGCACAAGAAACAAGACAACAAATACTGGTATTCACAGATGAGTCTTTATATTCTATGCAGTTTCTAGGTCCACCTTTTACCTTTGGTGTTAATCTTATATCAGAAAACATTACAGTAAGAGGACCATTAGCAGCTATTGCTATTGAAGATAGTGTGTTTTGGATGGGTAGAAATGAGTTCTATGTATATACTGGTCAAGTACAAAAATTACCTTGCACCGTAAGAGATCATGTTTTTGATGACTTCAATGATTTACAAGCAAACAAAGTAACAGCTGGTTTGAATAGTGCTAATTCAGAGATATGGTGGTTTTATCCATCTTCTTCTAGCGAAAATGTAGATAGGTATGTTGTATATAATTACCAAGAAAAGGTTTGGTACTTTGGTAATCTTGGAAGAACTGCCTGGATAGACAGAGGAATAAATGACTTTCCAATCGCAGCTAGTAATGGTTATTTATATGAACATGAAAATGGTTTTGATGATGGTTCCTATGATCCTGTTCAACCTATAGAAGCGCACATTGAATCAAGTCAAATAGATTTAGGTGAGGGCGATAGGTTTATTTTTATGACAAGACTTGTTCCAGACATTACGTTCTTGAACTCTTCTGTGTCCACACCAGAAGCAGTTTTTACAATCAAAACTAGAAACTTCCCCGGTGGAAACTATCTTCAATCTGATACACAGAACGTAACAAAGACTTCATCTGTTCCTGTTGAACAGTTTACAGATCAAGTATTTATACGGGTTCGTGGTAGAAGTTTTGCATTTAGAATAGAATCAGTTAATCAAGGTGTAACTTGGAGATTAGGTACACCAAGACTTGAGATACGTCCAGACGGGAGAAGGTAATGTCACGTAATCTACCATTACCATTCTTTCCAATACCACCAAATCAATATACTCCACAATACTTTGCAGAAATTGTTCGTGCCTTTTCATTATACATGGAACAAATACAAAATCCGGGAGAAGGACGACACACAAAATTAGTTATAACAGACCTACCAACTGATGATTCGGGATTGGAAAATGGGGGATTGTTCTCTCACGATGGATTTGTTAAGATACCTTTAGTTAATAGACCTCATGTCAGAGGTTCTACTGGAACAGGAAACGTAGGATCAGTAACGGTGGTGACAACATGACAGTAATAACTATGCCAAATGGTTCTAAATGGCGACCCGCTACAAGTTCAGATAAAATAACATGTGTAAGTTGTGGTAATGAAGTAGACACTCCAGAAGAAATTGCTAGTTATCCAGATGGAACATGTCCAATCTGTGGACAATTATGGACAGGAAAGGAAAAACGTAGTACAAGTATAACAGTAACAGCGCCCGAAGCTATATCAGGAGAAACCTAAATGATCGACCCACAAGTTATAGAGGAGATGTATTCTAACGTCAATAAATCTGGTGGGGGTAGTTCAGCACCAGCTACTACAACTTCAAACAAATCAGTTATGGCAGAACCAAGTAGCGATCTATTTAGTTCAATAGGTGCGCTTGTTGGTATGGTTGCTAGTGGTGGCAATCCTATGGGTGCAGCTTTTGGTGGTGGTCTTGGTGCTTTAGCCGCAGGTGGTTCAATCGAAGATGCTATCCAATCTGGAATTGGTAGTTTGTTTAGTGGTGCTACTATGGGTCCAACAGGTCTAACTTTAGATTTACTTGGATATGCTGGTGATAGTTCTGGTAACTCTGCACAACAAAGGGGTGCAGCATTGATGAATGCTATTTCTCAAGGTCCTCGTACAGCAGGACAAGGTAACGTAGGACAGAATGTAATGAACACCGTAGCAGGACAAGGTAAACAAATGTTGGGTGGTATTACTGGTGGTATTAGTAATCTTTTTGATCTTACGGGTGTAACAAAAGGTGGTCAGGTAAATGATCCAATACTAATGTCTATGATTTTAAATAACATACTTAAACCACAACCAAGCATGACACCTTTACAAGAACAACAATTTGCTACTGGAGAAAGAAATCCTAGTTTCAGAGGTGTTCAAGTACCAAACGTTCCAAGACAAGTAGTTATGAATAGAGCAATGGGTGGTATGATTGAGGGACCCGGTACTGGTAAAAGTGATTCGATACCCGCTGCTATCTATCAAAATGGTGGCAGGGTTCAAGAAGCTCGCCTCTCGGACGGTGAATTTGTTATGACCGCTGATGCTGTTAAAGGAGCAGGTGATGGGAATAGAAATAAAGGCGCGGCTCAGATGTACAAGATGATGAAAAACTTTGAAAGGAAAGTCTAAGTTATGGCGCAGGATACCGTTCAAAAAAGTATGACGCTGCTACCGCAGTATCAAGAAGATTTTCTAAAAAATTTATTAGCAAACGTTTTTCAAACTGAAGATGTACTTGATGCAGAAGGTAATGTAATTGGTCAAGAGATTAGTGGCTTTGCTACTCAGAACCCGTTACTTGGTACTCCACAATTTAACGAAGATGGTACACCTATGTACCAGAAAGATGCTGAAGGTAACATTCAGTATGACCAATATGGTGATCCTATACAAGTCTATGAGGGTGGAGTAGCACAACCAGACATTATTAGATTTACTGATCCACAAATTAAAGCAATGGAGTTGTTAACTGGAGCGCCAACAATAGATCCAGACACAGGAGAGAAGACCTATGACTATGGTGGTATAGGTGCTTACAAGGAACAACTAGGCAAAGCAAAAGGTACTTTAGACTTAGGACAACAAGCCTATCAGATGGGTATTGGAACTCCTATGTTTACAACTGATGCAGAAGGAAACCAAGTACCTATCTACAAGACAGATAAAGAAGGTAATCAAATTCTTGATGCACAAGGTAACCCAATACAAGAGATGCAAGGTGGGTTTGCTGATCCAAGTCAGATAGATAAGTTCTACAATCCTTTTGTAGAAAAAGTTCTTGACACTACAATGGCAGAACTTGACAGACAAGGTGACATAGCAAAGATAGGAGAACGAGCCAAAGCTATTGGATCTGGTGCATTTGGTGGATCCCGTGCTGCTGTACAAGAATCAGAGTTACAAAGAAATCTTGCAGATATAAAAGCTAAAACTGGTGCAGACATTAGAGCTAAAGCATTTGATAATGCTCTTAACTATGGTCAAAAAGCTGCACAACTGTTTGGACAACTTGGTCAGGGCATTGGTTCACTTGGTGTTCAGCAAGGTGCATTGGGTCAAGCTGCACAAGAAAGCCTAGCAAAAGATGTGAACGCATTGTTTAACGTTGGTTCTTTAGAGCAAGCACAATTACAATCAGAGTTTGATGTGGCTAGAGCAGGACAACTAGAAGACGCATACGAACCATTTGGTAGGTTCGCATACATGAGAGATATATTAACTGGTTTACCCGGTGGACAATCTACACTTGGTGTAACTGGAGCGCCCAAGGCAAATCCAATAGGAAATATTTTTACCGTAGCTAACACACTATCTGCTGGTGGTGGCGGCGGTGGATTGTTTGGGTTAGGAAGTTTGGCTAATACAAGTGGGAGTGGCTAATGTTTGGAGGAATTAATAATCCGGCTTTGTTTAATGTAAATGATAGAATGGCTCGTGATAAATTAAGTATGATGGCAGGGATCATGGCATCCTCTACAGAACTACTTAACTCTCAGCTTAATAATCCAATGAGAGCTATGCCACAACCTATGACTACACCACCAAACATAAGACTACCTGAGATGCGTATGGCTTCTCTTTCTCCAGTACAACCTACGAGAAAGCCTATGGGCGTTGCGAAACCACCTATTCCTAAGGGCCCGCCTACGCCACCAAATCAAAAGCCTGCTCCAAAGATGTTGTCAACTGGTGGACCCACCACTCCAAATTTAATGGAGATGTTTAAACAAGGTGCAGGTTCTGGTAACATTACTCAAACTCCTAGTCCTATGGCTGTACCTCAAGCATTTGCTGGTTTGTATGAACTAATAAAGAATATGATGCCTGGTTCAGAAGAGCAAGTTAAAGAAGATATTACTAAAATAAGTAAGGCTACTAATGGAACTACAGAAGAAAAGACCAAAGCAGTTACTAGTATAACAGGGCAACCACCTACAGAAGAAGGGGTTAAAGAATCCTATAAAATTGTAACTGGTAATAAAGCTCCAGAACGATTATCCATTGATGAACTAGATGATAGAATTATGAAAGTTTTAGTTAGTGGTAGTCTGGCTCAACCGGGTAGTTTAGGTGCAAGAATAGCGCAAGCCTACGCTTTGGGTCTTGCTGGTAAACGTGAGACAGCTATGTTGAGAGCTGGTGCTGGTAAAACTGGTAGTGGTGGTAAAACTGTAGAACCTTTTCAAAATGCTGTGATTAGAGTGTTCAATGACATTATGGCAAGTCAATTTAATGCTGATCCTGATGTTGCAATGTCACAAGCTATACAACAAGTATCAAGACTTTATGGTATGGATCCTAGCACCGTTGCACCAGGTAGTATACCCATCCCCGGAACAACTACTACCCCAGGTACACCACAATATAAAGTTGTTAATACACAAGAAGAGTATGATGCGTTAAAACCGGGAACGATATATATAGACAAGGCAGATGGCAAACCATATAAGAAAACTTAAACATGGCAAATCGTTTTGGTGACAATCCTTTTTCACAACCACCATCCAATCGTTTTGGAGGTGAACCTCTTGGTGATAGAGGAAACCCTTTAAACGAAAAAGAAAAATCATTCTTAGAAAAATCATTCTTATTTAATCCAGACCGTTCTGCTATTGATATGGTAGTTGATAACATTGTAGGTGTGGATGATGGTGTTACTTCTCTTGGTGAATTTATAACAAAACCAATAGGAGAAGCGGGCGAAGGTTTTGTTTCTGGAGTTATTGGTATTCTGGAAGGTATTGGTGGTTTGGCAAGTATTGTGCCAGATATGGTGGCGGGTAGTGACATTGGAGGTGCAATAGATAGAGGTGGTGACAAACTAAGAGAATCCCTTGACATAAATCCAGAAGGTCTTGCAGGTAAAGGCACAGAGTTTGTAACTCAATACCTTGCACCGGGTCTTGGTGCAGTAAATATTGCATCTAAGGTAGGTAAAGCAGCAAAAGCTGTACCTAAAACTAAGATGGGTAAGCTAGGTCAATACGTAAAAGATGGTGCAATTTTTGCAGGCGTAGAAACTGTAGTTGCAGATGACCAAGCCAGTACAGTCATTGGTGATTGGATTGGTTTTAATCCTATGAAAACTACTGACTTGATTGGATTATCAGGTAGAGAGGCAGCTGCACAAAGACTTTTGAACAAAGCTAAAATTTTTACTGAAGCAAATGTAATTGGTAATGTAGTGGGTGGTCTATTGTATAGTGGTGGAGTTGGAGCTAGAGCTGCAGGTAGAACTACAACTGGACAAAGGATTTCTAAAAAGGCTAGTGACTATCTTGCACAAACCGCCAACAACATAGACAATTTAATTTATAAAAGAATGACAGCACCAGATGATCTGTCTACTTTTCGAAATAGATTAGCTGGACTTTTGGCATTTGGTAGATACAGAGGTGTATTACCAGAGCAAGTAGGAGATCAAAGACTATTTTTAGATCCAAAAATTCAAACTGATATGCGAAGGGCAGAACAAAACCTAGCTGATATTGATAAAGAAATAAAAAAAGCTATGGAAAATTTACCTCCACAACAAGGTTCTTTAACAGATGCTTACTTTATTAATAGGATTGATGATTACTTGGTGGAGAAAGATGCAGGTTTAAAATCAAGAATACTTTCTGAACTACCTGAAAGTATGCGGCAACCAGTATTAAGAATGAGAAAGCATGTTGATACATTAAGTAATAAAGTTTTACAAAGTGACTTCTTACAAAAAGCTGGATACACAACACCAGAAGGATTGAACGTAGAAGATATCATACGAAAAGGTATGGGTAGTTATCTTAGAAGGAACTACGAGATATACACAAATAGTAAATATAAACCTACTGAAGAATCTATTAAAGCTGCTGACATTTTTTTCAGAGGAAATAAAAAGATGACAGAATCAGAGCTAACTACTTTAGCTAAAAAAGATAAATTTAGAAAAATTCTTACTGATGATTTTATTAGAAAGAATAATATAACTGTTAATAACATAGGAACTAATTCAGCAACAGCAAAGATTAATGGAGAAGTCACACAAGAACTAGCGGAAAAAGCAAGACAAACTTTTCTTGATAGACATACCATATATAACCAAGAAGGAAATCTTAGATTTGGATTGCCGGGTGTTACACGAGTGGCTCGTGATAAATTAGATACTGGTATCTTTGTTACTAGAACTGAACTTCCAAAAACATTAAGAGCTTTGATGGGTGAGGTTAAAGATCCAAGAGAAGCGTATCTATCTACTGTTGCCGACCTATCACAATTCTCAGCTGTTGATGATTACTTTGCTACGATAGCGCGATTATCAGATGAAAGTCCTACCATAAGACAACTATTTATTCCTCCCTCTATGACAAGGGCTGGTGTAGATGATGAGTTTATACTTGATCTAAAGAAAAAAGGATACGTAAGACTTGGTTCAGAGGAAGGTCAGAGTATAGCTAAAAAACCGGGACAAGAGGATCAAGTTTTTAAACAACTGAACCAACAAGGATGGGGTCAGCTAGATGGTTATTACGTTCCAAAAGATGTTTACAATGATTTAACTAGATTTGTTGCTAGAGATGATACGTTTGGTGCAGCAGGAATAAGATATCTAGCAAATGCTTTCTTACGTGGTAAGGCATTATCACAGTATTCTAAAACAGTTTTATCTCCAGTCACACAGGCAAGAAACTTTTATACTGCTATTGCGTTTGCAACTGCTAACGGAAACATTCCAGCATTTGGAAGAGGTGGTAGTTTAAGTGACGCAAAAGCTGCCATTTCAGCAAGTATATTTAAAAAAGGTGATGAAGCTGTATTAAGAGATTTAGAAGATGCGAGAAGAAGAGGTATACTTGGTACGAATACAGAGCTAAGAGAGATACAAGACAGCTTGAGAAAAGGTATTCTTTCTTCTGAAAGAGATATGTCAAATCGAGATGGCATGAGTGCTATACTTGGAGAAGAAATAGCTAGAAAAGTTAAGAGCGCACCTGGTGCAAAGACTGTTATGAAAGGAACCAGACTTGCTGAAGAATTTTATCAAGGTTCGGATGATTTTTGGAAATATTATTCTTATCATGCGGAACAAACCAAACTAAAGTATGCTTTGGAAGGTGTGTCTGACACGCAAAAACTTTCTTACCTAGTAAAAGGGGGTAAAGGATTAGATCCAGATACACTTAATACCTTACGAAGAGCAGGTGTATCTACTGATGATCTATCAAAAATAAATCTAAATGAGTATCCAGGTTTGTATGATACCTTGATTAAAGATAGAGCAGCACAGATTGTTCGTGATACTGTACCAAACTACAATAAAGCTGCATCTAGTTTGGTTTCTACTTTGCGTAGACTACCCTTTGGTAACTTCATTGTGTTCCCTATGGAGATATACAGAACTAGTTTTAATATAGCGCGTCAAGCTATTGATGACATGGCATCTGACATAGCGGGAATACAAGCTAGGGGTAGACAAAGATTAACTGGATTACTTGGTACAACTGTGGCTGCTCCTATAGCGTTTAAACATTTCATGCACGACATTAGTGGTGTTTCAAGAGAAGAGATGGAAGCCTACCAACAAGTAGCGGGCGCACCTTGGGAAAAAGGAGCTACCTTAATTCCTCTTGGTAAAGAAGATGGTAAGATACAATACATCAACTTTAGTATATCAAATCCTTATGACACTTTAGTACGTCCTCTTGTTCGTCTTATACGAGAGGTAGACAACGCAGAAAAAACAGGTGCTAGTACAGAACAAATATTTAACAATGCTGTTTTGGGTTCTTTATATGAGATTGCAGAACCTTTTGTATCAGAAGCCATGCTTACTGAGTCTATAGTAGATGCAGTAGTCCAAAACCAAACTGCAACTGGAGCGCGAATATATGATCCAAAAGACCCTGCTGGAGATAAAATTGCTAAAGGATTTGCACACATCTTGAATACTGTTATACCAAACTTCGTACCCTTTACACTTGAAAGAATAAATCCACTTCAAGCAGAGTTAAATCCTCTTGATCCTTTAAACTTTAATCCTCTTGGTGTTAAGATAAAGCCAAAGAAGATATTGCGTCAAACTATAGGTGCAATAGCTCCAGACATAGTGGATCCTAAAGATAAGTTAGGTAGACAGTATGGACCAGAACAACTTATATATTCTTTAATGGCAGTAACTCCACAAGAGTTTGATCCCGAAGTAAGTTTTAGATTTTCAGTTTATGAATTGTCATCAGCACAAAAAAGATTAAAGAGTGCATTTAGTAGCGTTTTAGATGATGCGAATGTAAATTCACAACAAATCCTAGATGGCTACATGACAGCAAATAAAAACAAATTTGAACTTGATAAAAAATATTATCAAGTCATAGAAGGCTACCGAAAGCTAGGATTAGATGACCAGAAAATAGGTGAGATACTTCAAAAAGAAAAGATAGGTGGAGTAAAAAGTATTTTGGCGGGTAAGTTTCAACCATACAAAGTTAGTAGAACAGACTTTATGAAACTGTCACGATTTAACAATGTTAATTTATATCCAAGACAATCTATTGAACGAATACAAAAGATGATGATAAATAGAAGTTTAGTACCGGGTGGTGAGTCACGTTTTGGTGGTGTACCTATAGAGCCTAGTGTTAATCAACAACTGAAAGAGGAACAAAAAGGTCCTACTCCTCTTGAGTTATTCAACAAAGGAATTGATAAACTTTTCTCACCACCTGCTCCTCCCCCCGGTCGCTTTGGTGGTGTACCTCTTTCATCTAATACAACCAATCCTAACATTAGAACAAACCCTATTGTTGTAGGCGACAATCCAAACACACAGACCATCGCCAAGGTTACGGGTTAACGCCAATTTTTTTTGGTATGATGAAACTTGTGATAAGCACTTGTTAACTTTCTGAATAAACTATAAAGAAGACTTGCTCTATTCGATTTGTTTTCCTGCACCTTTATCTTCCAGTTTTCTCTTTTAAAAGGTATCACTTGAATTACTGGTTCTCCTATTGGTACAGTTTCTTTATCTTTAAATCCATTAAACAAGAATGGGAACTGAACTAGATGCCATTTATCTGTATCTACAATAGCAGGTAATATTTCTATTCTATTCTCTCTATACTGTGGTGGTAAGAACAAACAAGAATATCCGGGAGGGGTATGAAAAGTCCAAGGACAACTCATCTTTGGTACTCGATTTCCAGTTTCTTTATCTCTAGCTTTTTTAAATAAGGGAGATGCTTGAAACTGTCTTATTCCATGAGCTTCTACTGTGGAAAGACCCGTACCACTAGTTACATCTTTACCATCTGCTGTCCCTGCAAAAGAAAAAACTCTACCGTCATCACTTTCATTATGTACTCTTTTCTCAACAAATAATTCTTCCCAAAGAGATATGATATATCCTGCTGTTAGTAAATCCCTTATGGGAATACATGCTTTCATAGTCATACCAGATGATAATTGATTGTGATTATAGACTTTTGGTTCATGTACCCACATATCCATTTTCTTATAGTATTCTGGAACACACTTGGTAGCTGGCATGGGTTCCTCTAGTGTGCCAAAATAAGGTTCCCATGTTTTAAAAATTATATCTGGCATTAATGTAGTCCTTTTTTAAACCCATCTGGTAGATCATCTGTAGTTTTTATTCTAATGCCAGATCCACCAAACATACGAATAAGTTCGTCTGCTTTGTTTTCTATCTGATCCATCAGATCATCCTCTCCCGATTCTGCACCTGCCATAAGACTAAGACCAATAAAATCCATCAAAGTTTCTACCTGCATTGGGTGCATTTGTTTCAAACCTAAACACTTCTCAACTTTAAAATTCTTCCAAGGATCTTTCATTCTACTTCTCCCCAATTATTTGCGAGTACATCATCTACCTTAGATGGTACTTTCAATATATCATTTAATCCGTTTTCCATTATATCTTTTATCTCCTTTGCTTGTTTATCGTTCTCTACTGAAAAGCATAGTTCATCATGCACAGTTAACATAGGAAGAAGTCCTTCCTTATAACAATCAGCCATAGCTTTCTTGGTCTGATCTGCAGCTGAACCTTGTATCAGTTTATTTAAAGCCTTGTAAGTAAAGGCTCTCCTCAATGGTGGACCGTATGTCTTTTGCGCTTCTTCCAAAGGAAGAGGTTTGTTATATGCAAAAGTTTTTGGTTCCCACAAATGAAAGTGGCAACGTCTACCAAGTAAAGTACGAATCACTCCATGCTTTAATGCTTGTTTACTTGCCCTATCCGCCAGACCTTTTACAAAAGGAACTTTGGATTTATGTGTTTCCAATACTTCAGATGCTGTATCTATATCCACACCTAACTGATTGGCTAGTTTACCTTTACCCATGCCATACATAATACCAAGGTTTACGGTCTTTGCTTCTTTCCTAGTGATGCCTGCAAAGTCTGCTACCATCTGGTGTAAATCTACATCACCATTATTAAATTCCTCTACGATACCAGCTACCATCTCATGTGTACCTGATCCTAGACTTGCAGCAAAATGTACCAAGAGCCTTGGTTCTTGGCTTGAGTAGTCAAAGGATCCCCACTTGGTTCCTTCTTCTGGAATAAACAAACCACGTATCATTTTTCTAATCTCTGGATCCCTAGCCGGTATCTGCTGCAGATTAGGGTTAGATGAAGAAAACCTTCCGGTTACTGTACCACCATCATCACTTCTTAACTGGTGGAACTCTGCATGTATCCTTCCCTTATGTGCATGAGTTTTAATTGTATTGATAAACGTAGATCCTGCCTTATCGAACTCCCTCAACTTTACAATAGCTTGACACACCTCGTGTTGATGGTTCGCAAGAAACTGTTTAGTAAAAGATGGAGCGCCTGTCTCTTCTGTCTTTGGGTATTTCAAATCTAGTTTCTCAAAGACTTGGCGAACCGAATCACTTGCCCAGGGCTGGATATCTATAGTTGATTTACTCTTGATAAACTTCTTCAAGTCCTCAACCTTTTCCTTTAAAGCTATTTCAATCTGGTCAGCTTTGTCTAAATCTACACGAACTCCATTTGTTCTCATGTCTAACATGGTAGGTATAAGACTTGTTTCTAATCTCCAGATGTTCCATAGATCCTGTTTCTCTAGTTCTAGCTTTAACCTTTCCCAAAGTTTCAAAGTCATAATAGCATCTTGTTCTGCATAAGCACCAACCTCAGTTGGTGGAAGGACGTACATCTGTGCCTTTGGATCTACTCCCCAATCTTTTGCAGTAGCACGTAATAACTTTTCATTCTTACGCATGTCAATCCAATCTCTACCTAGATTATCCAAGCTATAAGAAAACCTATTCTCATCAACAACAGCACCCGTTACCATAGTATCAATCACTCTACCTTGTACCTCGATACCTTCAGCACGGAGCCAACCTAAATCATACGTAGCATTGTGCATAATCTTATCTATGTGAGGTGTTTCCATCTGTTTCTTGAGCCAACGTAATGTGATCTTTGGATCTAGGTTGTGTCCATTCTCGTGTCGAATGGGGAAGTACCCATAGTAATCACCCGCTGCAACTGCCACACCTACAATGAAACCATCCTTCCTCGCCCACCCGGGACCAAAGGTTTTAATATTAGGATCACATGTTTCTAAGTCTACTGCTACTTGCTTGTACTTTGTAAGGTCTGGAAATTCAGTTGGTATATTCCAAGGTTTATCTATTACATCAGCATCATATCTGTGGTAGAAATCAATAGTGCTTTTATCTTTCCTATCCCTTGCCATCTATCTCACCCCCTAATCCTGCATACCCACAGATATCAACCCATGAATCCTCATGGCTATCATGCACAAGCCTTGCAGTTTTCAAAGCTATCATACACAACAATACTTGCTTTACTGTTACCTCTTGACCAAAGATTACTGACCACATGTCAGCTATTCTTTTATGGTTCACATACGCATCTCCATACGCAGCTGCTCTGTCACCATTGATTAGTCTTTCTGCTTCTTGTAGAATCTTTTCTCTTTTCATATTTCGTACCTGTATTTTTTATCTGATTCAATTAAATATAAGTTTTGTTTTGCTCGAGTAACTGCCACATAGAATACTCTATGTTCATCTTCTGGATGCTTACCTTCCATACATGCTTGTGTAGATCCTAAGTAAACACCAACGTTATCATCCTCTCCCCCTTTCATGGCATGGATAGTTGATAGTTTTATACGTGGAATACCGTCAATAGATTCTCCTCTTCTTTCGATAGCTTCCATGTATAGTCTTTCTTCTCTGCTTAATTTAGCTATGTCCTTCGCATCTCGATCCAATGGAGCAAGCATACCAAAGTCCTTAACTAACTGGTGATAATCTACGTCTGCATCTGGTTCCAACATATCTAACAAAGACGCAGAACCTCTTGCTACCACCGCATGTTCTTTTGTTTTTGGAACTGATCTATAGAACCTTTTGATTGTTTCTACTGGCAGAGCATATCCTTGTTGTAAGTCTTTCCAGATAGACATAACGTGTATGTACTCTTGTTTAATAGATGGATAACCTTTTATCGAAAAGAAATATCCTATCCCCCTTAGTCGGTCAGCTATGTTCTTAACGAAACCATTCGTTCTTGCCATGATAGTCCATGAACCTTGCTCCAAGGGTAAGTCTTCTACTCTGTACACCCATTGCACATTCCCTTCATCTTCTCTTGGATAAAATGGTTTAGGTATTCTATTAGGTATACGTCTAGCAATGCTCTGAGATACGTTAAATACGGCTCGTGGTAGGCGATATGATTTATTAAGTACCTTTACATTGTCAGAAGAATCAACGAACCTCTGGACATCTACGCCTGTCCACCGATGAATTGCTTGGTCATCATCACCAGCAATAATAATTTCTCCTGCATTATCTGCCATCTTTCTTGCCATTGTCCATTGTAGTGGTGTGAGATCTTGAGCCTCATCAATAATCAAAAGATCTAGGTGTGGTGGATCTACGTTCTCTATGTATTGAGATATCATATCAGAGAAGTCTAACTTAGTGACATGACTTTTATAAGAAGTTAACTGTAAAGATATCTGCATTAACTTTTCAAAAAATAAATTGTAATCACCTTGCATATTATACTCTTGTTCAAGAGTAACTTCTCTATACGTTGCTCTCATTATCATCTGTAGATACTTAGCACCTGACCCACCAATAGCAGGAATACTAATACCATCATCTACTGATGTTGCATCTCCACCCTCGAAGTCTACTCCAAGCATACCACTCAATAATCTATAGTCTTCTCTTCCCATAACGTCAGACGATTCTAAACCAAGACCATGAAACCCGGTAGCATGTAGAGTTTTGAAGTGGGGGAAATTATCTTTGGTTAGATTAGGGAACTCAGAGCAGGCTCTATCTATAAATTCGCTGATAGCTTTCTTGGTAAAAGATACGACACCAATACGTGTAGAAGATACACCTTCTCCAATAGCTTTCTTTACTTCTTCTATCAAAGTATGCGTCTTTCCACAACCAGGTGGACCCAGTATTAGTTTACTATTTCTCATTCAAATTGGCTTCTTATACTCTTGGTTCTTTTTTCTTCTAACCAATTCTCTATGTCCTCTCGAACCCATCGAGAAGATTGTCGCTTGTTATCTTCTTCGCCAAACTTAATTGGCTTTGGAAAACGTTCTTCATTCACCCACTTATATATGGCTGCTTCAGATACGTTTAACCATTCTGATATCTCACTAACTTTCATTAGCTTAGAAGGGTATTTCGTCATTGCTCATGTCCTCTACTTTCATTTCCACTTCTTCTACTTTAAATTCTGGAACCCACCACACTCGTATAGTAGTTCTACCACCATTCTCTTTCTTGACACTCTTATGTCCATGACAAGTTTGGTCATTGTTCAAACGTTTAAGTTGTTCTTGAACCTGCGCTCTGGTGAAATGGGTAAACCTACGATTGTTTAAGAACTCCATCAAACCTGGCATAGTAAACATGGTTACCCCTTCATCTGTCCAAGGCTTGCCATGATTCATTTCTTCCGGGTGCATAGCTTTGATCCTACTTGTACAGAACGTTTGTAATAACTCTACGAACTGACCACTAATGGTTAGTTCTTCTGGTACTTCTAACTTAGTTGCATCCTTCAATAGTTTAGATACAGTTGCATTCCATTTGTTAGGACGCATAGTTGGTGGCATCTCCAGTATTTGTTCCATGCAAGCACGTTGAAATAGCAGCTGGTTCTGTAACTGTTCTGTAGATAACTGAACTCTCTGTCCACCAACGTCCATAAAATACAATCGTGGTTCTGATAATAGAATAGTTAAGCTACCAATAGCTGGCATCTCTGGTCCATCATCTCCTACCCCATACTTTCTGGTCATGCAAAGTTGTTTGTCACAATAACTTTTAAATGGTTCTTGTTCACACGTATAAAAATATTCTTTCTTATCTAAAGACTTCTGTAAGTTCATCACTTCCTTGGCATCTAATGGCGTTGTAAACATTTGCCTATTCATAGTTTCAAATTCCTTAACCCAATCATCTGGTGTCTTTAACCTACAGTAAACACCACACATAAATAACTTTTTGTTTCGATCCTCGCCACTCGGACCATTAGCAAACAGATGTTCCAAGCATGGAGGTCCATCAGAAAAATACTTTCTCTTCCCGGATACAGTAGACTTTTCTAGTTTGTCTGTAGATACCTTGCTTTTCTGTAGGAACTTTACAAACTCTTCAAGTTCCATTGCCTCACCTTTTTTATTGAAACAATATCTCATTGGTTCATCTGCATTGAAGTATGGTAAATTAATAAAGTTACCCACATCACCTCGATCTGATAGTATCTTATCTTGCTTTGGAAAAATCTCACTCCCACTATGACCCAAGGCAACTGCCATTTCTAATAGGTACTCTCGTACTACAGATGCTTGTTCATAGTGGGTGAGAAACAAGAACAAGTGCGCTCCACCAGATTTAGACCTACAATGCACCAGAGGTAACTTTAACCTCTGTATCTTCTGCTGCAAGCTGGCATGATCTAAGTCATACACATCTATATCTAGCGCTCCCCATCTGCACTCGTTCTTATCATTGATGGGTATAGCTCCGACCCCCTGCTTCCCATCAAGATGTGCTTGTATCTTATCCGTAGTTAATGGCTCACGCACAATCCGGCTATCAGCATCAGCCTTGCCGTTCCTACCAACTCTTCCAACATGGGTAGTGCCATGAGCCGCCTTCGATCCCTCAAAGGCGGCAAGCATTTCTTGTGCGTGAATCATTTAGAATGGAACTTCGTCAGTATCAGTTGACGGGTTCGTTTGACTTTGCTCTGGAGCATCTGTCTTTACTTCACCTTTAGAACTAGAAACATGTAATGTTTTAGCCTGGGTAAACAAGTCAGCATCCTCAATAAGACCAACCTTAGTTACAGAATAATTAAAGTAAGTTTGATTCTGTTTGTTGGTTTCCTCAACGGTCTTGAGTTTCCAGATGTTTCCAAAGATAGGACACTTAGCAATCTTCTTAGTCTTTGGATGTGTGATAGTTTGTAGATTGATTTGTGTCTTCCATCTACGACTAACTTTAAGTGCTGTACTTTTCATATCAAGTATAGCTGGTGTCCAAGAACCATCACCAGACTTTACCAACACAACATAGTTGTCAGCTTTAACAACCTCGTTCCCATTAGGTAAAGTTTCAAGGCTACCTTCACGAGTAGTTTGCTGAAGCACCGGGTCTGTAGGAGATATCTCACCTACAAATCCACCACCATCATCAAGTGATACCCACTCGGTGTACTTGGTTTGAACGTAACATGGTATTACCTCAACACCCTCACCCCAGTATTCTTGGGTAAGGTTATTAAAGATATCACCTTGTCCACATCCTTCGATAAACTTAGCATCAGACTTCTTAATCTCTGGTGACATAGCTTGTGCTATTCTAATGAAGGGCATTTGCATCTCATCACTTGAGAAATCTGCACCTGCTCCTGCCATATCAAATATATCATCAGCCATTTCAGTTGAAACTGATACTCCTTTTACTTGTGCTACTGCTGTTGCCATTATACTTTCCTCCCTATCTTGGCTTCGTTACGGACATACGCACCTAACAAATCAAGTTCCATAGGTATGCCTTGTTCAAGACCTTTACTTATAAAACTTTTCAATGTGTTGGCATGTATTGTTTCTTTTTGCACAGGGTTAAATCCTTTCTCCCTCAACATCCCCATAGCATCTCCGGCTAGGTTGTCTTCTCCTTTTGTAAAAGAAAGATTGATAGTATTTTGTATGATACCATCATGTCCATTACTTCGGAGCCATGCAAAAGCCTCTTCCTTTTTACCTTCAGAGATTCTAGCATCAACTTTCTGTACAAGTTTAACTTCGACACCATTGAATGTGCCACTTGATTGACCCATCTCTTCCATCAATGCAGGAATATGTTCGGTCTTTATCTTGTGAGCAACAAACTTCAAGTGCCTTTGTTGTTGATCGAGCTTATCAAGTTGATCCTCAGTATCTTTTAACTGCTGAACTAACTTGCTAAGATCTTTACTGGTGTTAACATCTACATCACTCAACGCACCAGCCGCGTCAAACATGTCATCAAATATATCTGTCATCAATAAAAACTCCTATCGTTTTAAGTTTCAGATAAGGATTGACAACTCATTTGCCAATCCGTAATATGACTATAGTGGAGATATATGATGGTAGTCAAGTACAAATTTAAAACAAAACCATATCAGCATCAAGAAACTGCATTACGCAGGGCATTGGGTAAAAGAGAGTATGGATATTTTATGGAGATGGGAACCGGGAAGTCCAAAGTTTTATTGGATGAACTTGGTATGTTGTTCCAAAGAGGTGAGGTAAACTTTGCTCTCATCATAGCACCAAAAGGTGTGTATAGAAATTGGGTAGCCAAAGAAATACCAGAACATTTATCAGACGACATACCTAACAGAGTGATTCGTTGGGTAGCTAATCCAAACAAAACTCAAGAGAAAGAGTTACGTTCTGTGCAAGAAAACTTTTATGGTCTTACAATATTTGTGATGAACGTTGAAGCATTCAGTACGGTCAAAGGAAAGAAAGCTGGTGAATGGTTAGGTGGTGCGCTTGGCAGCTTTGGTCTTATAGCGATTGACGAATCAACGACAATCAAAAACCATAAGGCCAAACGCAGTAAGAATTTAGTAAAGATTGCAGACAAATTCAAGTACAAAAGAATATTAACTGGCTCTCCAATTACAAGATCACCTCTGGATATATACCAGCAATGTGAGTTTCTTAGACCAGGATTATTAGGACATGAAAACTACTATAGCTTTCAGGGTATGTATGCAGTTATCAATCGTAGAACTATGGGTACTCATTCCTTTCAACAAGTTGTAGGATATAGGAACCTCGATACTCTAACCAATCTTCTTGATCTACATTCGTATCGTGTACTGAAGAAAGATTGTTTGGATCTACCAGAGAAAACTTATACTGCACGATATGTTACTCTAACTGATGAGCAACATGTTATGTATAAGAAGCTACAAGATGAAGCCATGTTATTGTTTGATGATGGTGAGATGGTTACAGCACCAGCTATCATTACACAATTACTACGCATACAACAAGTTATGTCTGGTCATTTGAAAACAGATGATGGTGAAATGAAATACTTTCAATCTAATAGAATGAAAGCACTCGAAGAAATACTCGAGGAACATGATGGCAAGGCTATCATCTGGTCACGATTTAGATATGACATTCAACAAATAACAAAACGATTGAATGAAAAGTATGATGGTGCAGCTGCATCTTTCTTTGGTGATACGTCTGACGAATCAAGACAGAGAATTATTGAGAACTTTCAGAACCCAAAGCACAAGCTAAGATTTTTTGTAGGCAACCCGGCAACTGCTGGATATGGCTTGACTTTGACAGAAGCTAACCTTGTTGTATATTATGCTAATGATTTTAATTTAGATACAAGGCAACAATCAGAAGACAGATGCCATAGAATAGGACAGAAGAATAAGGTTACTTATGTTGACCTTATATCTGAAGGAACTCTGGACGAAAGAATTGTAGAATCTTTAAGGAATAAAATAAACCTTAGTGCAAAAGTATTAGGAGAAGAAGCAAGACAATGGCTAACTCTAAAACCAAAGAGGAATTAATAGAAGCAGTATGTGATTATAAAAAAGGGTGGACGAACCTAGAGAACGCAACAAAAGAGATATCAAATCTTAGTGGTCTGGACACTTCAATCGCATCTGCATTTTTGAAAGCCATGAAACGTAACAACGTTACGCAGATACGTGGGTATTCAAGAGAGCCGGAAAGATTGTTGAAAGGTAAAGAAGGTAAAACGAATCAGTTAAAGAGGAAGTAATGGATTTCTTTATAATGCTATGGTACTTAATATGTTATGTAGCTATCGTCAGTATCTTGATAGCTATACTGCGTATCTAAAAAAAGTGGGGGAGATCATGGAGAAAATCTCCCCCGAGGTGTCCCTTACGGGTAGGAGGGATTATGAGTATGATTCGTAGCATACCATCATTCTCCTTTCTTGTCGCTAGTTATGTTCTTATCTGATTGTACTTTCCAAGGATCATAACATTGTTCTCCTTGACAACAATCATCTATGACTTGATTACATAAAGCACATTGCATGTGTCCATGCACATAGACATAACACGTTGGATGTGTACCACATCTAGGACATGTCATTCTCTACCCCCACTTACATTTCTCCATAAGTCATCTGGTCTTTTCATTGGTGCTGAATGGACATATCTATATGACTTCCAACATCCACCTTCAATGTACTCTTCTTTGTGTACAATCTTTGCAGCTGCTTCGCAATCTACTTCTTTCTCAAAGTTTACAACCATTAGAAAGCTATACAAAACAATCTGTGTTCCTGTTACTGCTCCTTCATAGATCATTATGAACCTACTGTGGGTTCAGCTGGATCATAATACTTTTCGTATTCTCTCCGAATAATAACAGATAGTTGTCGTGTCATTGTTCTCTGCTCCGTAACTGCTATAGCTTTTAACTTATCGTGGTCTTCCGGGAGAAGAGCTACATTTCTAAAAGGTAGCTCTTTCTTGTTAGGAAGACTAATAGTTAGCTTATCTTTTAAATGACCTTTTGCAAATTCATTCTCATTCATAGTTACCTACTCCTTAATTGTTATACTCTAGGTAACTACTTGTACACTAAGGACAAGTTATGGTCAAGTATCTTGAAAGATGGGTGCTATTACTTGTGGCTCTACTATTCTCATTGCCCGGTACTTGATCCTCTCTCTTTTGTCTGCGTAGTTTAGCAATACATGTGCATCAAAGATATCTCCGGGTTGTACATCCATGCGAGATACAAGTCGTTCTGATAAGAATACTTGCTCCCCTTCCTCTGTGATTGCGAATCCACTACCACTAGACGTTAAGTATTCTACAAGTATCTGCTTAATCTGATCCTTTGGATTATTATAAAAAGATATTGGTGGTTTTAAGTTTCCATGTTCATCATATTTATTATATTCACTCATATATTAACTCCTTCTTTCCTTAGTTTGATTACAAATTCTCTCAATTCTTTTTGTGCCTGGTTTGCGTTGCTCGATAGGTCTTGATGTTGCGGCTTTGCAATCCATTGTTCCATAGTACGATCTACCTCTCGTCTTAGAAACTGCAACTGGTATTCTTCAGCCCTATTTATTTTTCGCATTGGTCTTCTTACCTTTCGTCAAATGAGTCCTAATAGCTTTCGATATATGTCTGCCACCATTTCTCCATCGGTGCTGGTTTGCCCATCTGTTTGCATGTTCTTTCTCTTTGTTAAGAAAGTTATTGATTGCGAACTCATCAGCTATGGATTTCTTTTTGTTATCCATACCTCTTCCCCTTCTGTGCTTCTTTGAATTGCTGAAGTTTAGCCTGGTTTTCAGAACTCCAACCCTCACCAACTCGTTGAGCCTTGGCTTGCTTTTGTTCAAGCCTATGTATTCTTCTTCTGTTTAGCTCACTATTCGCCCAATTCAATCCACATTTAACAGAACAAAAGTTGCCGAACTTCATAACATAATGTCCAGTAAACACCTCTGTAATGTAGGAAACTCTACCATTCTCATCTGTAACCGGTGTTTCCTTCTTAATTTCTTCGGGACCTTGGTAAGCATGTGTACTGTAATGCGTCACAGTTTTTCGCTTGGCTTCCCTTTGACAAGTGTAACACTTGGGTACACTTGTCACTCTGTCCTCTCGAATTAATCTCTCTCCAGATAGATCACTTCGTATGCTTGTCATTATCAATCTCCTCTTTAATTGCTAATCCAATTTGCATTGCCAACTGTGGTACTATGGCATTACCTAATCCTTTAAGACGGTCCACCCTTTTGGATATCCCATGAGCCACTCTACCCACGTCGGGTTCAGCGAACCAGATGCCTTCGTCTTCCCTAATTCTGGATGGTTGCCCAACATCTTCTGCATCTTCCCTCCTGGAAGACCCGCCGCGTCCTCGTTGGCTGATGGTGTAGGCCACATCTTCTCTTGTACCTTCGTACCCAAGTTGTGACTCCTCTTCCCTTCCTTGATCGAAGGTGGTATCGAGGTTCCGTCCTTGTAATCCCTCGCCCGAGGTGTCGGCCATAGTTGTTCCTTCCCCTCGACCAACTCCTTCAGACCTCTCCCATAACCTTTGGTCGTCCTTCCAGGTTCCTTGGCTCGAGGTGTAGGCCACATGTGAACTGGTTCTGGATCTTGTGCGTCCTTCACCGCTGAGATCAGATTGATCTGATGGTTCTTCTCGATCAAATTCTCCTTGGATCTCGGTCCTCTGTTCCCATCCCAAGCATTTGGAGTAGGCCATAGTTTGCTCTCTCGCATGTCCTTGATGGGATACCCATGCTTCACTTGTTCTGCTAGATTTCCCGGAGGAACTGTGTTGCGTCCACTTTTGTTTCTCATCTCCTTTCTTTTCTGCATCCCCTCTTCTGTCCTCTCGTTTATGTTGGTTGATGTTGGTGTCAGCCACATCTCCTCGTACTGAACTTGCGAGTACAGATTGTGCTTCTTGGCTGCTTGAGTCCCCAACCTCTTCTCTACTGACTCGAAGCCTTCCTCTCCCCCCACTCGAGGTGTCGCCCAAAGTTTCTCCATCCCCGTCTCTTGCACTTGTGCGTACAGACCTTGATGCCTCTTGGGATTTGGAGTTACGTTCTTCGAGTCGTCCACTATTGGAGTCCTCCACATTTTTGCAGACGATCCATAATCTATCTCTCCTATGGGGAGCATTTTTGGAACAAGCTGGTACAATAAACGTCCGTGTGGCGTAGCCTTGGCTTTCCATGTCAGACAACACTTTGTCGAGGCCCAAGGCAACGTGACCATAAACGTTTTCGAAAACGCACCAAGAGGGTCTTTTGAATGTAACAATTCTAAAGATGTCCGGCCAGATGTGGCGGTCATCTTTTTCGCCTTTCCTAAGTCCCGCGACGGAGAAGGGTTGACATGGGTATCCTGCCGTGAGGATGTCGTGGTCTGGAACAAGTCTTTCTGGGTCATTAGCTAACTCCTTTACATCTGTAGCTATAGGTATGTTTGGAAAATTTTGGTTAAGTATTTGTCTGCACCACTTTTCTGTGTCACAGAACATAATGGTCTTAGATAATTCAGCCCAAGAAAATCCCAAGCTGAAACCACCTATGCCACTACATAAATCTACGTGTCTAAGTCTAGTGGTGGAACTCATCTGACCACTCCTCTATTTCTGTTGTTGATTCAATGCCATCATTCATATTGTCGAATACATATTGTTCTGCTTTACATTGTGCCTCGTGAAAGTCTTTAGCTTTCACCTCAACTACATCTTCATATGTTACTCGAACTCTAAGGTAGTAAGTATCTTTTTTCTTTTTACTCATCACTCATCCCCACATCTTCATCAAGATAACCACAGAACATGTCTGCTTCATCTCGATAAAACCATCTGCAATACTCAATCTTATCGCCAAACTTTTCATTAATCTTTTCTAAGATAGGATGGGGAGGTCCCCATGCAGTAAGAAATTCTATGGTTACAATTTGGTCGTCTTCTTTATCAATGACAACTCTGCTATCTCCACCCCCATGATTGTAGGCATCCCATTTTGTTCCCCAATTTTTACAACACCAATCATAATCCCACTTGCCATTTGGTGTTGGTATGATTGCGTTGAATGTAAAAGGCATCTCTTCCCCCTCTGTGTCTTTGCCTTTCACAAATTCAAGAAACTTATCTGTCGTTCCTTGATCCTTGAAACTTATATACACTTCGTTTGTACAATGATTAGGCATTTTATTTTCCCTTCCTTGAAAATACTTCAACATCTTTTAATAGAAAATCGTCAGGTTTATATTTACTATTTGTGTATATCTCGTAATCTGGATGGTCTTCATCAACTCTATCCTCGTTGGTTTTTTTCAACCATCCCCCAAAGTCATTCGTGACTACGTCAATCGATTCCCCATACTCTTCTCTGTAGTAAACTGCGTAGTATGAAGTGTCATTCTTATTCCAATCTTTACCATTCATGACCTCCTCCCTTCTAATAATCTAAATAAATCCATTTGAATATTTACTAAAGACATCTCGTCTTCTAACTTACGCAGATGCTCTTCTGCTTCTGCGTAAGTGTCAAAGGTTTCGTGAGTAGGATCAATCTCCCACTCACCAACACCATTCTCACAAGGAACTATTCGCATGATGCCTTGTCCTTTGTGAACCATGCTTTCAATGTGTCATCATTAATTCTATACTGTTTGTCAGTAAGAGTATCGACTACGTTCCAACGATTAGTCCTTGCTTTCATATTGAAGCCAGAAACTTTGAACTTCTTACCTTGATAAGAAAATACTTTGTCAAAGTCTACGTTGTCATAGTCATGGGTGGTAGTTAAAAACCAATCTAAGTCTTTCTGTTCTTGTGACTTAGCACCTTGAACCTTGCAACTTACTTTATTAAAGGTCAGACAATCTTCATCAAACCTACCACTACCTAGATTAATCTCAAGACCTAGAGTATTCTCTACATCTTTCAAAGCATTTACTATTGCATCTCTAATGATACGACATTCATTCTTATCTATCTTTGTAATCATAATTGATTCCTTCCTTGTAATAATTAAAAGATATCTCAAATATAATGTTGTTATAATATATGTCAAGAGGTATTATAAAACAATTTACAGATTTACACTTTATATATGTTTCACCAGAGAAAATAATTTTATTTTTTTTCAAGTGGTTTTTCTTGTAAACACCGTAAACACCGTAAACCAAACCTATTATATATGCCCTCGCTTGTTTACATAGGTTTACATTGTTTACATAATTTCTTATAAATGTTCTTATATGGAAAATAAACTTACGAATAGACAGAAGACATTTGCTGAAAAAATTGTCGAGGGAATTTATAGCAACGCAGAATGCGCAAGACTTTCTGGTTACAATATTGATAGAGCCAAGGAACATGCGTCCAGACTTTTGAATGGCAGAGATTATCCACATGTACTGGCATACATAACTGAGCTTCGAGAAGAAAGGGAGAGAAGATATGGTGTCACTCTCATTGGTCAACTTGAAAGGTTGCATAAACTTTCTCTTGGTGCTGAAGAAGAAGGACAGTTTTCGGCTGCGATCAACGCAGAAAAAATTCGTTCTGCTCTTGGTGGTCTTACTATAGATAGAAGAGAAACAACTCATAACATAGACCAGCTATCAAGAGATGAAATCGTATCAAGACTTGCAGATTTACAACGTAAATATCCACAAGCATTTCTAGTTGATGGAACATATAAGGACATAACAAATGAGCAAGGGAATGGAGAGCAATCTTTGGAAACAGATGAAGAGAAACTTGCCCTCGAACATGATAGCAACGAGGATAGAGAATAGAAATGGTGGTGGCATACCAGACGTACACTTTCTTTGGTATGGGTTGCCTTTCTGGTGTGAGTTAAAGACAACCAAAAGCAACGCAGTAAACATCTCTCCTCATCAAGTGGCTTGGAATTATAAGTATTCTGTAAGTGGTGGGTTAAATTTCTTCTTGGTAAAGCATCTCTTTTGGGGGGATCTATTTTTATTTCGAGGGGATCAAGGTGCAAGATTAAAGGAGCAAGGTCTTTGCGACCTCGCACCTTTTTACACGTTGCGAGCTTGCGACTTTGCGTCCTTGTTTGCGTCTTTGCAACCTCTTGTACTGGATCATTATAAAAAGAAACTTGAAACAGTACCGGCCCCGAAGGGCCGGACCGACAAGGAAACTGTTTAGGTTTCATGGTTGACTATTATATCCCGGACACGTTCCCTATCTATAGAGTCACATCCCACCATATAGAGTAAACTTTCCCGGGGGTATAGCAGCTGGTGTACATCTATATAGATGTCACAATATTTTTTGATCTTCCTCCTGGTTAGGTTTAACTCCTGAAGGTATATACCTTCAGGATGTTTTCCATAGAACGAATAAACGTAATCGTAAAATTCTTGTTTCCAGTTAGGCATTTGACACCTCTTCCACATCAAAGATATGGGCGGCGTTTCGTAGCGTCCCTATCTTACAGTTGACCACCTTCCCATCATGGTTGGTGATACTGTAACCCTCGCTTGAGTTTGGAACTGTCTTGGCAGACCATCCAGTAGCAAGAACTCGTTTGTCACTACTATTATAATCTAGTACGTAAACCAGGTACCTTGGGTTGCCATATACTGAATTGTTCAAACGTTGAACGACATGTAGAACGCCTTGATGTTCTGTAATATTTTTCATTTTGATTCCTTGTAATAATTAAAGTTAAATTGTACTCTAGCAACAAGCAAAAGGCAAGTGCCAATGGCACTTGCCTCTCTTATTTTTACTTACCAAGATGCTCTATAGTAAACATGATTCCAAATTCTGTCCTCTTGTGGATAGGATTCAAGCCAAGCCTTTGCTCTTCTAAAGATCTCAGCATTTTCTTTCTTGTCTTCTTCATGCCATTCAGATGTGCCAAAGAAGAAGCCATCAGTATGTGGTAGTCTATCCAACTCAATAGCACATGCAATATCTTCCAAAGCATCTGCATTGAGATGGATTTCTTGACATTCGTCTACACCATCTGCGTATGTATTAACGATATAGCCATGTAGATTTGGGTGCTTCCTCCAATATCCCAAATCTAGTTGAACAGACTTTTGGGGAATGCCATCTGTTGTTGGTCTTTCTAATTCTTCCCCTTTATTATATTGTCTGTGGTATTTTTCCCCACATAAATACATGTCTAAACCCATGTTGATTCTCCTTGTTATAATTAAAATTAATATCTTATTGTTTCAAATTTATTGTACCTTGTCAACAATTAATTTGTTGTCAGTTGCAGCAGCAGCGGCAAGACCAGGAGTAACACCAGCACCGGCTCCATCATTGCGGCCCGGCTGCCTGGTTGCGACCTTGCAGCTTCATTGCGACCTTACCAAATTTTTTGGAACAACTACTGGTGGCAGATTGAGATGTTCAATAACTATCAGCCACCAGCAGCGACAAGGATGGAGGGACAGGCTCCCCCCAAGCCAACTCTTATACAGATATAACCATCTCATCTGTTTCTTGATCCAATCCAATAGTTATTTTTGGGATGTGCATACTCTTTAAGTTAGAGAGTTGTTGTGGTGTCAGAGGAATAAATTCAGCAAAGTCATCTCTACTAAACTCATAAGTCTTATCCCATAGAGTATCCTTGTTTGATTCTGTGGGTTTATATCCTCTACCATACACTACGAGGTTGGGTGTTATGGTTTCTGTTTTCTCTTTCTTAGGATCTAAAAGAGTTTTCTTTGCAGATGACATGAGATAAACACCTTCGTCCTTTACTAAGGTAAGACCAATCTCATGTGCAATCTTATTTGTATATGGATAGTGTCTTACATTCTCTTTGGAATGCTTGATAAGTTTGCGTAAATCTCTGTGTTGAAAAGTTACATATTTCATTTGATTCTCCTTGTAATAGTTAATAAGGAGATTGTAGCATAGCCACAATCTCCTTGCAAGTGATTAGTGAGAGTAAGCATCTCTCCATTCTGGAGTCGCATCTATTAGCTTACCTCTCCCATTGATAAGTATGTCATGGATATATGTATCTCCCATTTCATACTCACCTTCTGGCATGTGATAGCTAGTAGCAGACACAAACCATCTAGCATACTTGTCTTTCTTTTCGTTCTGAGCAGAACGATAAGTCTTTAATATTCTCCACTCGAAACCACCATCACCTTGGTAGATTGCATAAGGTGAGTCATGTGGTCTAGTCTTTCCAAATTGATTCTTCATAATAACCTCCTTGTCTAGTTGTCTTTGTTCATAATGAAGATTCCTTTTACAAGTGCCACTATTCCAACACTTGCGATTATGATACTCACATGATAGTCAAAGTCTGTTTCCATGTAAGTAAGCATTCCAATAAAGAATAGCATTAAGCCACTCAATGAATATAATAGTCCTAATATTCCAATCATTTTTTCACCCATATTTCTGGTTTGTATTTATTTGATTTTGGTACAACCTCTTCGCCAACAAAAGCAGTTTCATATACAATCAAGTCTTTCTTTCTTTGAAATAACTCTTCTTTAAATCTAGCAATTTCTTGTTCAATTTGTTTATCAGTTAGTTGTCCAAGTAATTTATTTGATATCATTTTCTTGTAGTGATCTATCATTTGATTCTCCAATAAATTAGGCCACCCATTTCTGGGTGGCCTTGGGTGGTTACCTCTTCAATAACCTTTCTGTTGGGTTTATTAAGATGCCAACCTTTTTGTGTGATATGATAATATTATCATGGTCAAGGTTGATACGTCTAATACCATGCTTTCTATAGTCATTGTATAAGATGTATGTTTCATCTTTGTTATCAGTTCTTAGTTGACCCCAAAATTTTCTGAGTGATCCATCTTTTTTAGTGTAGCAACCTCTAACAAAGAGGTTGCCAAACTTAGCTTTTATATCTGATGCTTTCATTATGTCCACACCAATTCTTTATATTCTGCTTGATGTTCTTCTACAAGAAATTCTACTCTTTCTCTGTACCAATCTTCACCAAACTGATCTGAAGATATATCAAAAGTTTTGATACGATCTTCTGGACATGGGTATCTCATATCAAGTGTTGGGACAGTTCCATCTTTTAGGAATTGGTCAACTAACTTTTCAAATTCTTCATAAGCTATTTCATGTGCATAAAAACTTACACATTCGTAAAGAAGATCAACCATGACCTCTTCTACTCTTTCTTCTTCTTTGATCCATAATTCTTTTCCACCCATTATGTATCCTTTCTTTGTTATGTTTGTAATAGTAATAAGTTTAATATAATCATCTATTATGATTCGTCAACCACCAGACAACAATTAATTTATATTTTTACAACAATTAACTGTCAGTTATTTGACACTTGGCATGTTGAATGTTCATGGTTTGTTCCATGTTCCCATTTCATGGGAACATGGGTTGGGGGTTACTGTAGGATCTTGCGTTCACCAGAACGCAACATCAAAAGGGGATCCCCCCTATATGTTGGGGGGATGCAACACCTACGCACATATAATATCAGTTTTGTAAATTCATTCGCCAATAATTTCATTAGTAGGTTCCCTAACCCTCAAAAAAAATCATGGGTGTATTTTCATTTGGAAATGGTGTAAGGTAAATTAACAAGGAGTAAAAATGGCATTCCAAACACAAGAGAGTTTATTACGTGGTGCTGCCAAAAGGATTGCAAAGAAGTATGGAGTAGATCCAGAACTGTTTGTAAGATTGGTTCAGAAAGAAAGTAATTTTGATCCTAAAGCCAAAGGTGCAGCTGGCGAGATTGGACTTACACAAATCATGTATAAGACGGGTCTTCAGCCTGGTTTAGGTGTTAAGCCTATTGAGGATAGAGGTGATGCCCTAGATAACTTACGTTTTGGAGCCGAGTACCTTGCAGCATTATTAGAGTATTATCAAGGTGACTATCGTAAAGCGCTGATGGCATATAATGGTGGTATGGGTAACGTGGACAAAGGAACAGTATCCAATGCTGCACAGAATTATGCTAATGATTTGCTTTCTAATCAATCTGGCAGACCGGGTTTTGATCCGGGAACCTCGGTCCCTAATGACCAAATGCCTGTTACTCCAAAGATGAATACTGGTTCGCCTGCTACTACTATGTCTGGTAGTATAGGTAACATGCAAAAAACGATTGCAGATTTGTTTAATCGCATGACACCACAAATGCAAAGACCACCTACTATTCAAAACAGAAAAGGTTTTGGTCAAATGAGTGGTATGTCACCATTAAGTTCGTTGAAGAATTTACCTATGCTTAATCCGGCGAAGATGTCTGGTCTTCCTTTATCGGGTATAGCAAGTTTAAGAAAAGGAAAAAAATAATGGGCCCTATGTATCTAAACCCCGACAGAATCGACTACGTTGTGGAACTTATGAATAAATATGCTGTGAATGGGGTGGTTGATGGTAGCAACCCTGAGTATAAAGCGGAAATGGCAAAAGTTGAGGAGCTATTTCCAACTCCAGAAATAACGTATGTTCAAGGTCCAAAAACTGATACTAATATTACTGGTATGGTGATACAATACAACTTTACTCAAGATCAACTTGATACGTATGAAAAGAATACTGGTGGCCCTCCAAAAGTAACTAATTTTGACAAGTTTATAAATGAGGAAACAAGGAATGATGATTCAGTACCAGATTACATACCTATAGCTAACTTACCAAATTCTGTAGTTAATGTTATACCTTCTACTTCTACTCCATCAACACCTCTCCCAGCAACACCTACCCCAGCTACGCCTACCCCGTCAACACCTACCCCTGCAGCTGCTACTACACCACAACCTTTCAATGATCCCGGACCAGGGGTTATAGGTAATGGCTCACTAACAGACGCACAAATTAATAGTTTAACTCCAGAACAAGCTGCAGCACGAATACCATTAGGTGGTGCTATAAAAGGTAGTGGAGGTGATTATTCTGATTTAGATACGTTTAAAAGTTATTCAGGATGGCAGAATGTTGGGGGTGGATTTGAACAATGGAAAAAAATAGCAGAAAAAGCAGGGTACGGAAAGAAAGATAAAATATCTTCTGATATGAATATTAAATCTGGTGCAGACGCTGGTACCTATAGGTATGTTGATCCAAATGCTCCAGTACCAGAAATAGCAGATCCAACTAAGCCTTTTTACCTCACTTCTCAACATGGAAATAGTCTTGCTAATGTAGGTATTGATGGAGTTTCGGGTAATATTTTTACAAATAAAAGTAGTTTTGTCTATATGGTAGATAGAAATACGGGTCAAGGTTACACGTATGATGCGAATGAAGGTAAGTCTGAGGAGATGGGGTGGCAAGGATCCGCACCCGGTCCAGACGCAGATCTTATGATTACTTCAATTAATCGTAAAGTTGGTGACGATTGGAAGAATACAGGCGATATATCTGCATATAATCTTACGTTTGGTGGTACGGTTGATCCTGAAACTAGTGCTTCTTGGGCGGCTCAAGCTGCCCATGAACCAGGGTACGAGAAGAAAGAAAATCAGCAAAAGTTTCAAGAAACTCTAGCTCAGATGGAAGCAGCATCTGGACAGTATCAAAATAATATAGAAAGTGTAAACGCTACAACTCCAGAAAAAAGTTTTGATGATATGAGTTTTAGTGAGGCATTTGCTGCCGCTAGAGATACTTTAGGTGCTGGTCAAACGTTTAATTGGAAGGGTGGTTCATATACCACGAACCT